GTAGCAATCTTTGTGATTGTACTTCCTTCTGAATCAGGGCTGTGGAACCTTTCGCAACTATACGCATATCGGACTTAACTTTGTCATTGTCATTCCAAGTCATATTCCAATCGTACAAGCTACGAATCATAGGTCTGGTTAGGTAGTCATCAATATTTTTAATAACAGACTTAAGAACAATGTTGGCATTGCTCATTAGGATAGATATACCTGTCGCTGTTCTATTTAGTGATGATTGGGTTTGTCCATGTGTGTAAGAAGGTAGGGCTGTGGTTTCATCGGCAAACCTTCTGAATAATTCAATCACTGAAACTAATGCCGGTGAGTTTGATTGTGGTTGGTAGAATCGAACCATAGGTTGATTACCATCACCACCTTCTCGCAAGAATACTCGCCATGGATAAAGTTCTGTTGGGTCTTCACCTGATGCCATGATATCGGTATTAACCTCAACCATAGGACCAGATGATAAAGCCACATTATCTAGATAGATTCTAGTAGCAGCGTTCATTGTGTTCTGTGAGTCTCTCATCATTCTAGGAATACCTGTACCCCAGAAAGCATGAGGATTCTTTTCGTATGGGAAAATAAAGTATGGGATCACTGCACCCGGTAATGGGTTAAGCTGGGCTTTAATAACTTTGCCAGCAACGACCCAGATGTTAGCTGAGTAATCAATTGACAAATCATCATCATCGCCAAACTCAATACCAACATCTTGCAGGTCATATCCGTTAAGTGAACCCCAGAATTCTAGTAATTCAAATTTGTTTGTTTGTGTTGATCGGTCTCTAACATTGGCAATCTCTCTTCTATCCTTTTCGTGCTGTGCTTCATCGTGGTTACCATCAGGATACATTTCAATACACACATCTATTTCATCGTTGTTGAAACCCGGAAAGTCTTTAAGATCAACAAATTCTTGTCTAGAGATAATATGTCTTCTAAACATATCTCTCATATCTTCCATTGATGTGGCAAACGGATCAGGGTATAAATCAAAGATTGAGACCGCTTCCATTTCGGGAGCTGGTGACTCTTCGTAAACTAAATTAAAACCTTCATCGCCTTTGATCCATCTATGATCTTTATCTACCCTTAGTGTTCCCGCTTTCATAGCACCAGTACCAAAGATAACTTGCTCCATGATGGCATCTTTCATTTTACCTTCTAGGTTGCTTTCTAATGCTTGGTCAAGGATAGCTTCTTCCATATTAGCTACCCGTGCTTCTGTTTCTTCTTTAAGCTCATCTTCTAGTTCCATCAAACGAGCTTGAATTAATTCATCCACTAGACCGGGATCAATAACTTGAGCAGCCTGCATAATCTCTAGAGCTGCTTTCTCCATGAGTTCTTTTTCTAGTAAGGGTTGTTTAGAGATAGGTGTAGGTTCAATAGAGAAGAACTTTTGACCCGGCTGGAATAGTAAGTCAGTGATTCTTGAGAAAGCTGCGAGCACCTTGGTTCGGGTTAAACCAACATAAACCTGTGATCTTTCCCCTTTGGATTGAATCTTGGCTAACACATCTGGATCATACTGACCCATAAATGCTCTGAGGTCTTCTATCCAACCATCTTCGATATCATCTCTCGCATCTTTGTACTCAATGTATTTTGAATACAATATACTACCTAGCGAGTTTAATTGTTCTTGTTCTTCTTCGGTGGCATCAACTGCCTTAGAGATTCCTTCAGGTCCTAATTCGTTATCCATATCTTAAAAAAATTGTTTCTTAGTTCTCTTAAAATTCTGCCTATGCTTTCTCGGCATACTATTTAATCCGAACAATGCAATAGCATATGCCATTATTCTATCATCAAAACACCCGTTCTGGGCATTTGTTATGCCTCGAGCATCAACTACATAAGTTCGCAGTTCATCTATGAGGTCCATATCTACTATACCACTTTCTCCTTGTCGTAGTAAGTGTGCTAAGTTATCAATAATTAAAGGCTTTGTCTTGCTTGTTGTCATAAACCCTGCTCGCCTTGTTAACTTATCCACATAAGCATCATCAACAGTTTGCTCAACATAGAGATTAGGATAATTTAATTCTTGTATTTTTCTAATGGTGGTGAGTCCATGATTGTTTCTTTCGATCAGGGTCCAAGCTTTGTTGTAGTACATACCAATCTTATGCACGATGGTGGCGAGGTCAAACGGGTCAACATGACCAGACCAAGTGGCAACTTGGTTCCCCATATGATCCAGCACTTGAATGCAAGAGTAGTCACCATGCTCCAAACCTTCAGCGACATCAACACCCATGCAATATCTTAGAGAGCCCTTTGGGCTCTCGAAAATTTTTAGCAAACCTTGATGATGTTCAACGAACTCAGTCTCACGCACATCGAAGCGGTGAATCGGGGTGTAGCATTCAACCGCTGCTTGATCGATGTACTTAGGCTCAACAAACAGACGACCTGTTGTTAAGAAAGCTTCCTGCGGGGTAGAGGGGTACTCTTGTCTAAATAAATCCTCGCTGCCTAGTTCCTGAATCTTTAATCGCCTGAACATGATTTGCTCGTTGGTCAGCTTGAACATTTTCTTAATGTCTTCTTCTTCCCGCTCTAATTCGAAGTATGGGTCACACTTACGCTGATAGTCGGGCATCATGTACCATGGAATAAAACATATATCCCATTCACCTTCGCCACGCAGGGCTCGCATACACGCATCATAGAACCAACCACCGGCACCATTGGCAGTAGATTCTAATAGTATCTCGGACTCCGCTTCGGGGACTGTCTGTAGTAGACCGGGGATAATATCGGCATTGGGATAGAAAGCGACCTCAGAACCATGCAGATAGTTAGTGGTCCAACCTCTTCCTACCTCCCCGGTTCGGGCTGTCGCTATTCGCCACCGGGAGCCATGGGTAAAAGCCATAGAGTTGTTGGTGGATTCTTTGAGCTCTGGAGTAACTATTGGGTGTGGTAAGTTCTCATAGAAGTTCTTAACAATGTTAAAGATAGCTTTAGTAGACTCATTCAAATGCGAAACTACTACCGCATTCTGGTTTTGGGCTGATACTGTCTTCCAAAAACCCCGAGCCTGACAATAAGTTGATATCCCCGTCTGCCTAGATTTAAGGATGAGCATCCGCACTCGACCCTCTTTTTTGTATTGCTCGTTGATTTGTTTGTCTAAAAGGAGCTGTGCCTCGTTAAATTCAAATGGAATAACCTTACCTTGTTTGTTTATGATCTTCAGGCAGTGTTTAGCATACTGCGTGAGATTGCTTTTAAAGGTTTTTATAATTTTTTGTATTTTATTTTTTTCGTTTTCCATTCGTAAATTTACCATCCCCCCCTAGGTCCATAGGGTGTATGGGGTATATATGTACATGAGGTACCCAGCCCAGCACTCCCTCCCCATGCGGGATGCAGCGGATCGAGGTGTACATCTGTACAGTATGCTGGCAGGACATTTTTTTAAGGAAATTTTTCTCAAATCAATCAAATTATTTCTCAAAAAAAAGAATCACCTAATTGAGGTGATCCTTTTCTGAATCAAAATCGATCTGTTCGAACCATGAGTCCTTCATTGAGAGCTCAAGTTTCTGAGAACTGTCGATCATCTGATAGTACTTCATGAGGAGCTCCAGAGCCTTTACACGAGAGCCTGCGGTATGACCCACTACATCACCAAGGGCTTCCTCTTTTAAACGCTCTATGATCGCATCATGGTCTGCTAGATTGCGTTCTCGAGACTCCGCCAACTCTTTTGCAAGCATTTGTTGTACTTCATCATCGTTCATCAATCTGTAGCCTTGGTTGTAACTACTCTTCTCTGAATAGCCACATCGCTTTGCAGCTTCAGTCGCATTCTTTGTCACTAAGAAATGCTGCACGAATTCCTCTTTTCTTTGTCTCATTGTCTTCTCTTTGATAGCCATTATTTACTCCTATTGTTATCAGCTATTAGTTTACACCAATCTACCAGTTCATCTAAGTCCAATGTGTATTTCATCATGTTAGTAGCTAGGCAGACCAGAGCTATGTTTCTCTTCACATAGCCTTTGCTGTTATCTATCCGATCAATACTCACATTAGTTAAGTGGTAGCCTGTGCCATCCTTGATATGAGTCATCTTGATACCTGAGTACTTGCACACACCTTTCTGCTTCTTCCAGAGGTAATGCATATACTCCTTAGTGACTGTGAATTGATGTGTCTTCTTCCTTCTGTACTTTAGTTGGTTGTATAGGTTGTCTATGTAGCGGTAAGGACTGTTGCTCATTTTTTCTCTCTCCCGATTTGACCGGCAGAGGATACATATCTTTCTTCTGAGGTTGTTGCGTTTGTCTAATTCGTAGCGATGGATAGGGAGAGACTTCTGGCAGTCCTTGCATTTCTTTCTTTGTTTACTCTGACCAGTCGTATGGGAACGAGTCTTTGATTTTAAGGCTGAAGCTTTGAACATCCTTGAGCAGTTTCATGAATCTATTTACTGCTACCCTACTTGAAGATACAGCAGGTTTGCCCGCCATTATTTTTTCCCCGAGTAGCAGGCAGCCGTGAGAATCTTTCTCTGGGTAATTGCCAACATGAAACAATATGTAGGTTCTATCTGGGACATGCATCAACTGGAATGTGTCACCAAACTTTGGACTTTGATACCTCTCACAAATATATTCACCTATGGGTACACAACTAACATAAGGTTGGTTGTTTCGCCAAGGTCTTTCAGCCACCATGAACTGATGGTCACC